ATGTCAGTCTCAGCAAAGAGTGAATTTAATCCAGAGCAGCTGCGCGTCCTTTTGGAGCTCAAGGGATGGTCGCAACGAATATTGGCATCAAGGATGGGAATAACCGCGACTACGCTCAGTATGTTGATCAACGGTAAACTGCCTTTCAGCCTCAAGCATGCAGAGAATGCCAGCATGGTTGGTGACATGCCCTTGAATTTCTTCGTTCTGCGCCATCCTCCCATTCCGGAGAGTAACCTCACTTTCCGGAAAACCAGCAGTCTGAGCAGGTCCGGTATCAATGCGGTGAAATCCGAATACTCTCTTCTGACCTCAGCCGTAGAGGCGATTTCAACAATGTGCCAGACACAGGACCGGTCTGCTTGGATCGAAGAGCTCGCTCCTTTCAAACAGCCGACCATGCATGACATCGAAGAAATTGCCGCGCAAACCAGGCAGCATCTGTCCATTCCGCGACACGGCCCGGTGCCCAATGTCATGAGAGCTGTCGAAAGCGGCGGTATCGCCATAGCCGCCATGTCCGCCAAACCCAAACTAGACAGTACAGAATCAACAAAAATGGAAGGCATCACCTCGCCTACGGATTCTCGAAAACCTGTCACAATTGGCTACTTCCCAGGGTCAAGGACAGGTGACGGCATCCGTTTCACCATCGCTCACGAACTAGGTCATGCTATATTGCAACGCAATAGACGACCGGAATCCAACAAGATCAGAGAAGCGGAAGCCTCCCTTTTCGCATCATCCTTCTTGTTCCCTAAATCCGATGCAGAAGCATCAATCCGTCCGGAAATGACACTCAGTGATTTCGTGGATATCAAGACAGGCTGGGGAATATCCATCGCAGCGATAGTGAGAAGATCAATGGATCTTGGCATCATCACACCGGAGCGGTACAGATCGCTGCAAATACAGATCAACCAAATGCACTGGAGAAAAACCGAGCCAGTCCAAGTTGAAGAGGAACACCCAATCTATTTCAAGCAGATGATTGGCGGCGCTCTTGGGACCATCAAATCTCCCACTCTGGTCGAAGTAGCGCCCACCGCGATCGAACAGTATCTCGGAGTGCCCTTCTCCATGGCCGACAAGTGGGCGGACGGGCTTACTGCCCAAGAAGCAGACTGGGATCAGTACCCGTTTTAAGGAGTAGAAACGAGGAAAAGCCCCGCTCCCGGCGTGATGCCGGGAGCGGGGCTTGGTGTGGCTGGTTACTTGTTTTGGTTTCTCAAGACCAATAACAGTCCTGCATAGACCATCAAGGTCCACCCCGGCATTGCATCTAGAGCGGACTTTGAGCACTTATTAGTGGCTAGCGCCGGACGATCTACTGTTCAGCTTGTCGGGCCAGCTGGTGGTGTCCTGCCATATCGAGCACCATGGGAAGTGAATCGACCACTTTCGCATCGTTCATCTGAACAGTTATGGTGCCGTCCACATCTTCCTCAATCTCACCGATGGTGCCGATTGTGATATGCCCGCTCATTTCCCGAGTGCAGACTTGATGGCACTGATGATGGACTCGTTTTGAGTATGCTCACTGCGTCCCGCCAATGCTTCGAAACGTATAACCCAAGCACCATCAAAACTCATGAGAGGCAGGTCCTTGCCGGTCGATGCCTTATAGGCCTTACTCACAGCGGTCAACTCGTCAGCATCCATGATACTGACAGGCTTGTGAACCCCGTCCCAAAACTTGATTCCCGGAAATTGATCTGAACTGTATGCTATTGCCATTGTAATTTCTCCTTGGTTGTCTGTGTTGGTGTTGTTGTCTTGTGGTCCCGTGTACCGCAGGTAGCAGTTCCACGGATAGTTGTAATACGGGCTGACGTTGGTCTCTCGACCGGTCTGGTCGCCGGAAGCACCTCCGGAAGCCCTGCGATGCTCGTCGTACGATGCCTGGGCGAGCTGTCCGCCACCCAGGTAGACGGCGACGTGATTCGCATCGTTGAGCAGGATGTCTCCCGCCTGCGGATTGCCGTTGTTCGCCACGCGAACCCAGCCTCTCGCGGTCAGCGCGGCGCTCATGTTCCCCGTGTACGAGGCGTTGCCCGTGTCGAATCCCGCCTCGCGTAGGCAGTGGATCACGAGACTCGAACAGTCCGCCTCACCGCCCGGTCTGATGTCCCAACGGTTCGACTGGTCATAGCCCAGACTCACCTCGAGGCACCAGTAGCGCATGCGCTCAATCAGTTTCTGGATACTGGCCATGTGCACCTCCTGTCATCATCATTGGATTGCTCCTTCTGTTGTGGTTATTGAAAATGCCCTCCCCGATCGGGAAGGGCACAGATGGTTCGCGGGACGGCAGCGCCATCCCACGCAAATCTCTTCTGCCTCGGCCGTGCGACAGCCGACACGTTCACTGCGGGCCGTGCATGGCTGTGCTGTAGCCGAGCAGTCCCGCCAGGAGCGTGCCGATGGCGGCGATGGTGAGACTGACGGGCTGCATCCATCCGATGTTCCAGATGGTGCCCAACGCGCCGGTGAACACGACCAGAGGGCTGATGGCGTAGATCGCCGTGTATTTGAGGATGTCGTACACCCGGTCGGGCAGGAACGGCGGTCTGACCGGTTCCGGTTCGGATGCCACAGTGGTCTTGGATGGGTCTGTCATATGCAGTGCTCCTTTAGTAGTTGAGGGTGTGTCCGGTGTAGATGCGGTTGGGATTGCCGATCCCGTTGAGCGCGGCCAGGCGGCTGGTGGTGGTGCCGAGCCTTCGGGCGATCGAGGAGAGGGTGTCTCCCCTGCGGATCGTGTACCTGCGACTCGAGGACGCGACCGTACTGCTGCCGGTGAGTTTCAGGGTTTGCCCCGTGTAGATCACATATGGGGCGCGGATGCCGTTGAGGTTGGCGATCGTGGTCCACGGAACACCGGTTTTCGCGCCGATCCTGCTGAGGGTGTCGCCACGTGCGACCGTGTAGGCGCGTGCGGTAGGAGTGGCCTTGCCGGAGAGGCTGGCCTGGGTGATTGGACCTGCGTAACCGTCTACCTGCAGTCCGTGTCTCGACTGGTAGTCACTGACCGCCGCCCTCGTGCCTGGACCGTAGTAGTCGTCCACTGCGAGCTGATAGCCCTTGGCGTTGAGCAGCCGCTGTGTTTGCGCGACCGAATATGCCAGGTACGTGCCGTGCGGAACCGTGGCCACCACCGGGGTCGGCACAGGCACAGTCGATGTCGTGGACCCGTCACCGAACGCTCCCGAACGGGCGAGATTGGTGTCCAGGGAACCGTTGTAGCCGGATACCCGTCCGACCGACGTGTACTGGTGGATCAGCCACTTGTCCCAGTAGGCCACGGACGGGGAACCGTGATAGGCCCCATTGTTCGAACCGTAGTTGGCGACCCAGAGTCTCACGCCGGACGCGGCCACGGATGACCAGTTGTAGGCCCTGGTCACACTCGAGCTCATGTACACGTACACGTTCGCATCAGCACCGAGTCTCGTGCGCACTTGCTGCACCCACGCCATGACCTTGGCCGGGGAGACGAACCGGGATTCCTCCGCGTCATACACCAGCGGATCACCCGGCCGGTAGGAGACCAGACCGTTGACGAAGCTGTTCGCCGCTGCGGTCGGGTCCGCGTACCCGTTGTAGTAGTAATGGCCAAGCTGCTTGCCAGCGGCCCGCACGGCCTTCGCGTTCCTGACGTACATCGGGTCGGTGTAGTAGTAGCCGATGTCACTACCGCCTGCTTTGACGATCACGAACGAGCCGAGCGCACTGACATTGATAGCGCCCTGCCAGCGACTGATGTCATGGCCCACCGTGTCCGCCGATGCTAACGGGGTTAAGCCCATGCACAATACTGCTGACATAACACCCGCAGTCAGCAGACGTTTCACGTTCCTGGGTTCGGGTTTGCGCTCGTGTGGGCTACGATGTTTCCTGCTCATTTGGCCTCCTTGCTGGTGGCGGTGACGGCAGTGTTCGCACCCGTTCCGCTTTCGATGACCTGATGCCCGCCCAACGTGATGGTCACGGTGAGCGTGGTATCGGCGGTGCCGTTCTGCGCGGCCACCGTGATCCTCTGACCAGCGGTCAACTCGTACACTCCAGCGAACGGGAGCGGCACATTCGGATTACTGACCGTCTGCGCCCGGCTGTCACCCACGGTCTGGTCACCGTCGGTCGGGGTTGCAGACGAGCCCTCAAGCCCCTCGGCACCCTGGGTGGGTTTGAGCCCGGTGTCCGGGTCGATGACACTGACCGTCACGTCTGTGGCCGTGCCGGCACCCTCGACGTTGACCGTCGCCATATGCGTCTTGATGGTCCGGCTGGCTGACGCAGTCGGCTTCACAGTGGTCGGTGCGGGCGTGCTGGTGCCGCACGCGGCAAGCGAGCCGAGCATGACCAGCGCGGTCAACGCTCCAAGTAGTCGTTGATGCATGGTTGCCTCCTAGATTTGGGCATAAGAAAAGCCCCCAGCGGACACCGGAGGCTTGAATAATTGAGTGTGTGGTTAGTGGATTGCAGGGCCCGGATTGTCGGAAGAGATGTGCGCGTCCATGATCTCGTCATGCAGATGCGTGCCCGTCCCGTTACCGCCGAGACCGTGATACGCGGTGTACACCTCGTCGGCCTCTTCCTTCACATTCACCGGGCACAGCTCGTCGTGCTCCACATATTTCTCGTGGATGTCGATCAGTCGGGCACGCAGCAGGACGCGCATCCCCTGGGTGAAGGCCTTGTCGCGATTGGCTGATTTACGCAGGAACGAAGCGAGAAACCCCACGAGACCTCCCAGGATTGTGGTGATGAGCCAACCGAACACGGTCGAACTGATGAAATCCATACTGCCTCCTAGGCTGGTAACGCGATGAGCGTGCGCTGATTGCAATGACCGGATGCCGTGAATTGAGCCTGCCCCGTGAACCTATAATGCAGGGAGCGGTGCGAGAAAAACATCCAGTAATCCTTGTTCGGTGTCAGCGACACCATCGTGAAACCGGGTGAATTCTGCGAGAACCCAGCTCCTCCATAGTCACCAGAGATATTCTGGAAGTTCGCATGCACGTCACCACTAGACCACACCCACTGCCCCCCCGAACTGCTCTCGGAGATGTTCAGATTGATCCACGACCCCATCACGTCATCATGCAACGCGCCGATATACCTAGCATCCCAAATGAAAATGAACCGGCCGGTCGGAGAATTGATTTTCATGCTCGGAGTTTTCGCGTTGCCCCACGGAGACCAGTTGGCACCGACCTTAGTTACCGCAAAATCTGGCGAAGGCAGGTCATTGGTCTCATAGGCGTAATTCGTGCCGAATATCTGCGACGACACATCGACCATGGCCGACCGGTTAGGGTCCCACGCCTGCAGCCCGTATGTGGTGTCAGAACCCATATGCGAGTAGGGTGTCCCGTTTTTGTAGACGGTAATACCCGAATCGTTGATGATGGTAAAATCGGCCGTGCCTGATGTTTTGAACAGGTTCGAGGTCACAAGGGCCGACGCGACACTGCCAACGTTCAGCTTGTCGCCGGTAATGGTGCTAGCCGCGATCTTGATTGCGGTAACGGCGTTGGACGTCAGCAAATCGGTGGTGATCGCGCCGTTCTTGATCTGTGTGGTGCCCACGCTACCTGCGACGAGAATCTCGTTAGCCACAACGAGATAGTCCACGAACTTGCTGCCATTCCATACCTGGATGCCGATAACCTGCGAGGAAGCATTAGTCTGGAACCACAGGTCACCGGGGACCAGACCAACGTGCGACGGCTCGCTGGTCGCGGAGAGTATCTTGTTCTTCCCGTCAGCGGTGGTTTGCGCGCCTTGCGCGGTGTTTTTCGCCGCGGTGGCGGTATCGGACGCCTTCCCAGCCTTATCTATTGCTGACTGGGCGGCATCCTGCGCCTGTTGCACCTGGGCGGCGTCGACCGCGCTCTGCACGGTGACGGTCACCGCGTCCGAAACGGGTGAGGCGTTCGGGGCGCTCGACCCGTCCTGCGCGTGCGCGTCGTCATACGCGACCGCGGTGATCGACACCTCGGCCCCGGCGGGCAGTTCCGCGGCCGAAACCTTGCCTGCAGCGGTGAGCCGTCCCATGTCCACGCTCACGGCACCATACGAGGCCGTCACCTGGACATGGCTGAAATCGGCGGGGACACCACCATCCAGCGTGCCGTCCCACGTGACCCAGACCGCGCCGTTATGCGACTCGGCACTCAACCCCAATGGCACCCCGGGGGCGGTGGTGTCCCCCACCCACGGGGCAACCCCAGTATCCCCTGCGTCTACACCCAACACAGTTTTAGTGCCGTCCGCGTTAGGAATCGTGACACTACCCGCATTACCAGTCATTTGACGAGATGCGAGCTTGACCGCCGCGTTCGCCGTATCCAAAGCTACTGTCACATCATCTTTACGTGTGATATCTGGATGAAAAGCCAAATCAATCCCCCTCTAGAACGGAGCATCCATAACATCAAATTTCAAGGCAACCTTGCTTGACTGGTCGCCACTCATCTCCATGAGCCTGGTGGTGTATGTGCCGTCCGGCAGTGTGCGGTGTCCGGTCACGCTGATCTCGCACGCCTGCCCCGGCCAGAACGAGCCCAACGGGTGCATGGGTCTGCCGGCGGTGTCGGTGTCGTTCACGTCGATACTGCCGGTCAGTTGCATCATGGTGTGTTTGTTGGCGTCCAGGACCGATAGCGCCTTGGGTTTCAGGTCCGCGACATTCGCGGCGTCGGTGTCCGAGTACGCCGTCTCGCGCAGGATCGGCGGGTCGACGGATCCGGTGACCTGCGAGAGGTCCTCCGCGATCGCGGTGACCACGCTCTCGTCCGTGCCGGCCCCCGTGGCGTACACTCTCTGGATTGGCGTCGCGTAGGAGATCTTCAACTCCTCCAACGAGCCTCCGCCGGGGAAACTGTTCAGGGCGAGGGGAGCATGGTCCGTGTCCAGGTAGATGTCGGCGTCCGAACCGGCCAGGTGGCGGACGCGCACGTGCGAACCGTCAGACCAGTAGGGGCGGAACGTCATGTCCGGGCCGCCCTGCACGTTGGCGATGTTGGTCAGCAGGGATTTCACGTCGAGGTTCTGCACGTTCCACGCCTTGTAGTCCGTGCGCTGGTGGCTGCCCGGCTCGTTGATATACGTGCAGTCGAACGGGAGCGCGCCGCCGTTCTTGCCATTGACCGCCAGATCGATCAGGTTGGATGCCAAACCGCGCAGGGACAGTCCCGTCCAGCTCACGGTATCGGTGCTCCTGCCATCCTGGAATGCCCCGTCACGGATCGCGTACCGAGACCCCATGAGCGTCATGGGCGAATACAGAGGGAACGTGACATCGAGCCACGAGTCCTCCCGATCCCCCAACGCGCCCCACAGGATTGGCGTGCCACGCAGGTCGGCAACACCCTCATACACCCATGAGGAGCACAACGCCCTACGACCCATGCCGAGCATGTGGTTCAGTTCGGCTGGGGTCGCACGATGCACCAGCACGCCAGCGTCGTCGTACTCGTCGAACTGGCTCCACGGCAACGTCAGGTTCGACACGTCGGCCTCGCCCAAGTTCTTCGCGGTTGTGGTGAACCCAAAATCGCCGATGCTCATCGTCCACGCGAACGACGGGATGTCGATCGGTCTGACGATCATGCCGGTGCGCGCGTCGGTCAGCCAATGCCGCCAGCTCACTGCGCCACACCACGGTCGAACACCTCGATGGTGCGGATCCCCCGCCACGTGAATTTCGGCTTGCCGGTGTTGCATTTCGCCTGGATCACGATCGTATGCTCGCCCGGCGTGAGATTAGGCGAGTACGAGAACTGCTTGCGCTCGTAATTCGCGGGCACCGATATCTCGTCCTGACCGTCGGAGACAACCGTGCCATCGATCAGAAGCTGGATGTAGTACGACGATTCCGTGCTGCCACCGGAGCCACTGGCACGGGCGGTCCAACGCACGTCCACGAGCCTGTCCGTGGGCACCCGGACCGTGGCCGCGACCTGCGTGTACCAGTTTGTGTTGTATGCCTGCTCGGTAGTCGTCGTGTTCTCCGCGTAGCCGATACGACCCAGACCACTGCCGTACGCGATCGCATAGTTCTGACTGCCCCTCCTCGACGCGGAACCGGTCTTCGAGCCGCTGGTGGGCATCAGCATGTCCTGCACGCGCAACGCGCCAGTGGGCAGCGTGGGAGCGACAGGGCTCGCCGCTGGTGTGCCCTGCATCACCATGCAATGCACCAGGTTGTCGGGAGTGCCCGTGTTGGCCAGCAGATACACCGAGTCGATACGCGCATACGTGCCATCGCCCGCACTCACCGCGTTCTCCGTGACCCCACCGGGCCAGTATGCCTCCACATACCCGTCCGCGTCCCCCATCGAGCACACGGCCATACCAGCTGACACCGCGTAGTACAGGTCGCTGCGACCCGAGACCGCGAGCCCGCCGACCACACCCGTGTTCACCCAATGCCGTTTGATGATGTTGCGATGCGTCAACGGATCCACACCATTGCCGCTAGTATCCACATCCACACCCAGAGCGGTAACCATAAATGCCTCCCAAAACAGGAAAACCCCGCCAACGGCGAGGCAACGAAACTTTGAATCAGAGAAAATCAGATATAGGTGTCACGGCACGAGGCCGTCACCCAACCGGAACCAGCACTCATCAACCGCAACGACACCGACCCCCCGGCCGGCACCACCGGGAACGAGCGGCGCATGAGGCCGCGGCTCACATCCACGCCACCCATCGACGCGGTTTGCGAACGCGAATCCAACACAAGCGGCACAGCACCCACCGCGCCCGCGTACTCCACCGCATCCCCACCCGACCATTGGATGAGCACCCCATCAGGGAACGGGCCGGTCACCGTCAACACCGGGAACGCAGGGGAACTCCCCCCATTGGTGAGCAACGCCACATTCGACGCCGCGCCAGCCGTCCCATACGACAGGCCATACCGCAAGCCTGTGCCGCCGCCATACGACAGTCCGCCACGCATCACCGACACCGGGAACAACTGCAACTGGGACACAGCCCACGACAAGCGTTCAGGACGCGGGCACACCACGGTGAGAGTGCCCGACTGGAACCGCTCATTCCATGCGGAACCGAACTGCGGGCGCACATAACCCGAAACGAACGTGTCCGACTGGTCATCCACCACCCTCAACCTCACCGGCAACCCATTCGCACCGGACACACGCCTGACGGCTTCCAACACCTCGGAACGCACGTCACCAATAGCAGTGAAATTCACCGTCACCGTGCGCGACGCATAGAGTATCGCATCAGATGCCACATCATGACCACCATTACCCGACGCGCGCTCCGTCACATCTACCTTCAAATCAGGAGCACTCCACCAACCCTCAATGCCTTCCTTGGATAGCATCAGAGCACCACCAGCGGGCTTGTATCTTCCGGAATGAAATTGGAAATTCTCGTTCTCTCCGAAATAGAGAAACGCATGAGCATCAACCATCCTCAAACCCCCATCAATGAATTACGGGCAGAGGAAGCTGCCGCACGTCCGAGAATGTTCCCATTCACGTACGGATTCACCACACCCTTATTCGTGATACTGATATTCTGATTCACGACAGGCTGCGACGATATGACCGTTCCTCCCGAAAGCTTTCCCGTGGCGTTGGCCCGGTTAAGATTCTGCAGGCCAATCTTTCTCGCGGCAGCAGCGCGGATGACGTATTCTCCATCCGAGAGCCATGTCATGATGGAATCGGAAGTTGAAGTCCCAGGACCAGATACATACCCCGATGGCCCACCTGACGCCAAACGCTGCACAATTCCACCATTCGCACGATGCACCTCTCCTCCATGCGATTTACCGATACCCCAATATGTCGCGAGCGCTCCTGGGATACTGGAGAAGAAGTTTTTGATGTTGGACCATCCGCTTCCTGTCTGGTTGGCGGTGAAGTCGGTTTGGTGAGCTTTCGGTACGGAATTTACCTTGTCTTTGGTGTCGTTGGCCTTGCTGTTCGCATCCTTATTGTCCGCGGTTAGCAGGGTCTGTACTTTTCCTGGCAAACTGTTCATGTTCAGATGCAAGTTGTTGATGTCCCCATTGGCCTGGTTGGTCAATGCGTTCATCACGGTGCTTTTCTGTGCTGGAGTCAATCCCAAGGTGTTGAGGTATGCTTCCACCTCGCCTTTGGTCAGTGTGGAATTCTCCGTGAAGGTGGTGTTCACGTTTGCCGGTATCAGGCCGAGAGAGTCCGCGTACTGTGCAGCTGCTTGAGAACTCATTCCCTGCTGTTCCAGAGTGGCAATCAGTGAGTCTCGCATCTGTTGGACACTGTTTTTAGCGCCTTGGATGGCGGTGGACATATCCCCGCTGGTTTTCCCATACTCCAGTTGAGCTTGCACATTCTGCCACAATGCATCGGTAGCGGAACTCACTGCTTGCTGTGAAGCGGCTGTCAATTGTCCGTTGTTCGCCAGATCGTCGCCGTTGGCTTTCAGCGTGGTAGAGAGTTGGCTGAAAGCGGATTGGACAGCGCTGGTACCGTTATTAATCGCGTTCTGGGTCTGCGAATATTCGATCATCTCCTTGATGGTGTCCTGGTAGGAACCTTTCAGATCGTTCACCACATCGCGAAGGCTCTGCATTTTCGCCTTGTATGTGCCGTTGAAGGTTATTCCCGAACCGGCTGCCTTATCCAGTTGAGACATGGCATCACCGGTGCCGGTTATCGCATCCTTGACGGTTGACCAGCTGGTCCCCGTGTCTTTGACCAGTGAGGATAAGTTACTGTCTTTACCCAGTGAGCTCAGTTTATCGATGATGCCAAGGTCGCCAGACTGTCCGGATTGTATCTTCGACCAGAAGCTACTTACACTATCTGCTCCTTCTTTCATTGCCGCGGAGAAGTCATCGACCATATCCTGGGTTTTCTGCATTTGGTCGCTCATTGTGGCGGTATAAGCCGTGACGCCGAGTGCGGCTGCGCCAAAGGCTACGCTTGCGGGACTGATACCACCTAGCGCGGAAGAGAGCCCGCCGGTCTTCTTCACTGCTCCGGCGGCTTTGGTGTCAAGTTTTTCCACACTTGCGGCTGCGTTCCCGATCTTGGGCGCGGCTGTGGACGCACTACTCCCCGCTGATTCGAGTGACTCCGCTATGGATGATATCGAGCTGGCTTTCGAGAGTCTGCCCGAAACCATTCCACTGATGGCGCTACCGACGGAACCGATGCCTTTCACCAATCCCGCCGAGGCTTTCACCACCATGCCGATCGGCGTGAGGATCATGCTGGTCTGTCTGCCGAAGAGTGCAAATCCGAGCACGGCAGACTGTACTCCTGTAGGGAGTTCCCCAAACAAGTCAATAAGTTTAGATATGGCAGGGAGGACAGGCTGGACAGTGTCCAACGCCTGGGCGAATCCGTTCAACCCGCGGTTTAGCGTCGGGAAAGAGCTTCCCGCACCTGTCACTTTGGATTTGAGCGGGTTCAAAGCATCACCGATGCTGTCCAGCCCATCATGGATACCTGAAAAGGACTCGGACAAGCGGTTCATGGTCGAATCGTCGACGTTGAAGGCCTTTTTGAACGCCCCTTTGAAGTCTTTCTTCGCGATCAGACCAGACACGGAGTTCCATGTGGTTTTGAACCAGTTGGTGAAATTGCCGAGCTTGTCAGATGCAAAATTGATCGCACCGGTCAGCTGTGGTTTCATCGTGTCAAGGAAAGTGCTGCCAAACTTCTCGACAGCGGCCTCCCAATTGCCCATCGCCCCCTCGAATGTACTGCTGTCCGCGGCAGCTTTCTTCGCGATATCGGTCATGCCCAAATCCATTAGCGCTTTGTTGAACTCTTCGGCGCTAACTTGGCCCTTCTCCAAAGCGTCGGAGAAGTTGCCCGTGAAAGCCTTGTTCTTCTTCAAAGCATCCTGGATCTTTCCTGATGCGCCAGGAATGGCGTCACGCATCTGGTTCCAGTTCTCGGTGGTGAGCTTGCCGGCCCCTGCGGTCTGAGTGAGAACCATAGTGACGCTTTTGAACGTGTCTGCGTTGCCTCCCGCCACCGCGTTCAAGTTTCCTGCGGCCTCCACGAGATTCGCATAATCCTTGACTCCGTTTGAAGCCAGCTGAGCAGTCGCCGAACGTATATCACCAAGATCGTAAACAGTCCGGTCGGCATAGTCTTGGGTCTGATCCACCAGCTTGGCAATGGTGTTCGTATCTATGTCCGCGAAATTGAGCGTGGACTTGAACTTCTGGGTCGAGTCGGACGCATCCTCGGCTCCAGAGATCATGCCGGAGAACAACCCTAGGATCCGCTGCGTCGCCGCCCCGGCTACTCCGGCGACTACTCCCCACTTAACACCGAAGCCAGAGAGCTTCGAGGAGACCGCATCGACGTTCTCACGGTTCAATCCCTGTACGCTGCCGCGGATACGTTGGATGGCGTTGGTGAACAAGCCTGTCTTTGGTGCTTCTATGGTGGCCTGTTTGACATCGGAAACTGCCTTTTTGGCATCCTTGAGGCGACCTTCGGCTGCTGTCAGCGCCTCCGAGGTGGATTGTTCCCTGCGTTTCGCCGAGGCAAGACGCTCGGAAGCGGCTACGGCCTGCACCGATTCGGCACCGTTCTTCGCTATCGCCGCCGCCAACTGCGCTTCGGCCACACGAACTTTGCCTGCCGCGTCCTGTTGCTTGAGCCTCGCGGCACTCATCGCACGGGCTGCTGATGCCACCTCAGACTGCATCTTCTTCAAAGCGGGTGAAGCCAGGTCACCGGCCGAACCGTTGAACGCGCTCTTCATATCCTTGCCGAGAGATGATCCCGCCTTCGACCCGACGCCTTGGAAGGCGCGAGAGAAGATGCTGCCACCTTCCTTGCCCGATGCCTGGACCTCTTTGGAGACCATCGACCGGAACCCTGTCATGACTGGGAAGATCGAAACGTGTCCCGACCCAACCTCGGCCCCTGCTGCACCTGTCATGGCAACTCCTCAACATTCACTCCGGGGAACGGGCTGAGTTTCGCCTTCGCCTGTTCCAGTTCCTCATCGTCCGCAGGGGCATGCCCCGTTTCCTCACCGATGCGCAGCGGTGCCAGCATAAGATACCCTCGCTGGTGGAAGGAGGCGGACAACCCCTCCCAGCTCATCGGATAGTCCAGTCCGAGATGTTTGGCCCCGGTCATGCTTGATGGGTCGGCCATGAGTGAGGCGTACAACGCCATCGCGTCGCCGTAACGCAGCCGGTTACCCACGTCACCAGTCAGCGACCATCCAAGTCTGGCGAAGTCCGCAGCGGCTTCTACGCGGTCGGCTTCGATACTGCGGAGGAAGCCTTGTATTTTCCCAGTGATGCCATCTGCACATCGGCGATGACATCCGCATACCTGTCGCCAATGGCAAGCAAGGTGACCGACATTTCACTGTTGATCAATTTACGTTTGGTTGGATTCTCGCGCGTCAGCACCGATTTAATCTGCGCTAATGGCGATTCCTGGCCGTCCTCGTCATCGAAGTAGTCAGCCCTCACTGCCAGCGGTAGGCGGTAAGTATGTCCCTCGTAAGTTCTCACATACAGGTCGGGGAATCTGACAATATAGCGGTTTTCCAATGCCTTGCCAGCCTCGACGATTCCTGCTTCATATGATTCTTCGGTGGCTTCTTCAAAGTTAAGATCATCCGGGATATCGTTCTTCTGTACCATTCTTATGCTCCTTTAAGATGAGGCTCTTTTATGTGAAAATCCCATCCGCATGGAGAGCATGAACCACACGGATGGGATGAATAACTTTCAGGCGGATACTGTGACAGTCACGGCCGGCGATGTGGCGTCACCGCTTGTAGCGGTAACTTCCGCCGTCCCCGCAGCAACGCCGGTAACCTTCCCTGTGCTGGCCACAGTTGCCTTGGACACCGCATTCGATGCCCACTGCGATGATGCGGTGACATCAATCGTCGAAGCGTCTGCCAATGTCGCGACGGCCTTCAGTTGAATTGTTGAACCAGCCTGAACAGTCGGTGCAGTTCCGCCATCAGCGGCGGTCACTGCTACCGACTTCACGCTTTTGGGTCGTACTGCCATTCGTTGAACTTGGTGGTGGAACCATTGCCTACGATTTGATCTGGCTGCCATGTCATCGTTACCGATCTGCCCTTGACGTTGCCACGCTCGGACTGATCCACTTCTGTGTTGGTGACTTGCACGACACCGTTCAGACGACGAATTTTGCCGTTCTTGTAGATTTCCTCATAGAAGAGAATCCACTTCGTGTCCGGCGTATATGTATCGACAGCGATCATGCCGTTCGCGTCGGCAGTCTGACCGGTGATGAGTTTGCGGACAGCGGCGTTGAACTCCGCCAACCCATACTGGATGGTCAGCGTTGGGTCTTGGTTTAGGAAATAACCTTTCTGGAAGAACTCGATGGCATCATCCTTGTCCTGGCTCTCGGTGGCACCCCCGTCCTGTTTGATCAGGCCCAGCCACACGTAAGGATTGGTGGTCGGCCAAGTGACCGTGGGCCCGCCTCCCTGCTCGGAGGTGAGCAGGTTGGCCGCGTCGTATGGGGCGACGGCCAGCTGGCCGGTGATGGGAACGTCGACCGCTTGAAGATCGTTGCCTTTGGCATCTGCTGTCATGTTTTTCTCTCCTTGGATATGAGAAAAGCCACCCCGTGTGGAGTGGCTTCGAGGAATGTTGATGGTTATTGGATGGTGCCGACCGTCGAATATTCGACGGTCAGGTACCGGCGTGCGTAATCGTGGTCGTCCTGAAGCGGATAAGGGCCGTTGCAACCGGAATCGATGAGCGCGGCGACCGGCGACTCCCGAGCGGTGACGATCTCTTCACAGGTCAGATGCGCATAGATGAGCCTCGCAAGATCATTGGCCGGCTTGTCGTTGGTCTTGGATCCCGCCAGTACGCTCACGCCTATGGAGCGGTCGAATGTAACCTGTGAGGTGGCGGGGCCGGAATCGTCACGAATCACGACCACCGGCTGCTCCAGAGGAGTGGACAGCTGCTCGGGCTCCCTGTTGGTGAACCGGACCTTGGGGATGCGCGAGCGCAGCCATCCGGTGAGGAACAGTTCCATGTCAGGTGGCAGGTAGAGGGTCATTTCACTGCCTTCAATGCGCGGGCGAGGTTGCCGGTCTTGGATTCGATGAGCATGGTTTTCGCGTCCGTGCCCACTACCATGACGGTGTCTCGGTGCGCTCTGGATACCGTGCGCAGTTGCAGGCCGTCTCTGTATGCTCCGCTGTCGACGGGGGCACTGGCTTTCGCGGCTTGCAGCACCTTTTCGGCTTTCTGCGAGCACAGGCTTTTGACACCGGAGCTGCGCAGGATCGATTCGAAGAACGAGTCGTTGAATTCCACTTGTGTCTGTCCTGATGCAGGCATCAGCCGATCACCTCCTCCAGGTTGCATACCAGTGTCGGACGCCAGCCAGTGAAGGCGTTCATGTCCTTCGTCGGGTACCCAACGACGTGCCATTTGCGTCCATCACTGGACCGAATACGGTCACCACGTTGCACGTCGATACCGGGATTGTCCGATACGAACTGTGCCGTGCTGATGGCTTCGCTGCGGGTGGCATCATCCTGTTCGACGCTGGTTAGCGAGGTCAGTGCGCCACAGACAGCCAGGTCGTCCGTATCTGTCCAATCCCCTGACGTGGTGTTGTCGGGGTCATAGGGGTCCACTACCTGTTTCCTGCGTTGACGTGTGAACTGTTCCGTGTACCGTAGGGCGAACATGGAGTTCTGCTCAACATATTCCGCTGCAGTGCTCATGACACGCCCCAGGTCAGCTTGTAGGGCTGCAGAGCATCCTTTTCGATCTGTAATAACGGGATGCTTAAAGGTGCTCCACCCGCAGTAATGAACGTGACACTCGAACCATTCGTGGACTGCGATCCGATGACTCCCGGCCCTGTGGAACCACGTTGGGCGAGCTTCAGCATCAACGATGTCACGTCGGCGACTTCAGCTGCGTCAAACCCGTGTTCCAGTGTGACCGTGACTGCACCTGGACTGTCAGGGAAACAGCCTTTCCGGAGTTTCACCGTTCCTGCCATGCTCCAGTCAATGTCATCTTTCATTTCAACGCCATTGATTATGAGGCTTGAGATGTCGGTGACGTGCATGGATGGCAGGAGCAGTGTGCGAGCGCCGTAGGAGTCCAATCTCATGGTCTGTTCGATGTTCGGGGCGATGTGCCAGCCACAGTATGACCGTACTGATTGTTGTGCGGCCTTGAGCCATGTCGATGAATCAACCACCAAATCTTTGGATACCAAGTCTGTGATCATTTCAGTCATCGCCCCGTCACCTCACTTCCCCTGTTTGACGGTGGAGGTCTTGCGCTTCACCGTTTTGGATGCATCCTTGTTCTCCGGTACGCGTTGCGGGACCTCAACCGCGTCTTTCGGCTGTCGCCCTTCCCCATACAGGAAGGTTCGCCCATTGAGTTCATAGGGTTTCATCATCATCGATCACCTCATGCCGCAGTGCCAAGGGTCACCTTGGCGATAGCTGCAGGGTATTTGACCTGCAGACCGAGACGTTCGCGCAGACGCACGGTGATCTGATCGTTGGTGAAGTCATCCCCATGGGAGTTTGTGGACTCGATACGGACTCCACCCTTACGGAACACCTTCGCCGCAGTGGAGAATGCGCCGACGACGGCGGTGCCCTTCGCAACGCTGGCAGAGACCACGGTGCGCAGCCCCCACAGTGAAGGATTCTGCATGATGCCGCCATTGCCGTACTGTCCCGCGAAGAAACCACCACCGAAGTACTGACCGTTCGCATCTTTCGACAGACGGATGCTCTGGTAGTCAGCTGGGTTGATGACGATGCCATCAGCAGCGAAACCGGTCACTTCCTGCACAGCGGTGATGGCTCGGAAGATCAGATCTGGGTCGCTGTCCTTCTCCCCCGTGGCGTTGGCGATCGTCTGGATGCCATCGCGGTTGAGTACGCCCCTGATGGAATTGCTGGTACCGTCACCAGAAAGCAATGCGAGTTCTTCGCGCAGTTGCAGATCGTAGAGTGCGGTCGAGTTGATTTCGGATACCACGTAGTCGGCGTCCTCTGCCATGTCATCGGTGATCTTGAAGAATCCCGCGACCTCTGCCAGCGAGTCAGTGACCCAAGTCGGGTCCGCGAGGTGAATCTGTGGCTTTGCGCCGCCTTCGGCTACAAACGCCGTGGACCCTTCGAGAGCACCAAACACCGGGTATTTGATGCTGTTGCCAGACACTGTGCCGGAACCGAGGATGTCTGCGAATAGGAGCGGACGCTGGTATGGCATGACGAAGTTCGTGTCAATATCGGTAACCAGTGGACCGAAGGCACCTGTCGCCTGTCCGACGTGCTGGGCATCGGTTGCGGCCTTGAACTCGGTGGTCTGGAACCCTCGCGTTTTCGTGTCCAGAACGGTCAGGCCTGCATTCTTCAAACTCTTGATGAAGAACTCGCCTGGAGTCTTGGCATCAATCACCTCGGACTTAGCATCGTTGTCGATCTTGGATTCCTTTTTGTCAAGAGAACCAAGCTGGTCAAGCAGGGTCTTCTTCTCCGCTGCCTTCGCCAGCTGTGCGTCCAGATCCTTTACTTCGGTGAGGATGCCCTTCAATGCGGTGACATCATCTTCGCCGAGTTCCTCTCCGTT